CCGAGTGGATCAAGCGAGCCGCACGGGTGATTAGCCCGTGCATGGTGCGTGGATCCTACTCGACCGCGGTCACGAGATCAATGAGTCGGCGACCGTGACATTCGTCCCGGTGCCGCTTGGCAGGAAGATCCCGGTCTCGTACAGGCCGAACATGCGATCGAGTTCGAGGTTCATCTCGCCGACCGCGTTGTTCGAGATCGCGACCGTAGCCAGGTCGCCGCGTCGCGAGTCGGTCGAGCCGGCCACGATCGCCACGCCGGGACCGCCGGGCGCGAGCCGCTGCATCTCGCAGACCGTCACTTCATCGACGAGGACCGCTTGCGTCGAGGTGATCGCCGTGGTGAGTTCGACCACCATATATGCCTCATCCGGAATATTCACGGGCGAGACGACCGCCAGACCGTACCGCACATACGAGAGCGTGATCGCGGTCAGGTCGACATTGAACGTCATGCCGGTGAGCACGGTGTCCGTGCCGTCCCGGAACGAGACGCGAAGCACGCCGGCAAGCGGAGCGGCGCCGCCGTCCGCTCGAACCCAGCACGAGATCAGATAGAGCGTGTCGCCTTTCAACTTGCCATAGGTGCCGGTGCCGAAGTTGAGCCGCTGGGTGAGCCGCGTCAGGTTCGAGCCGTCGCCGATGATCTTCAGCGCTCCCGTGCCTCGCTGAGCGGTCGATGACTTCTGGACGTGCGTGTTCGCCGTCCCGGTCGCGAGCGTCCAGTTGATGGGCACGTCCGACTCGAAGACCTCGAAGTCGCTGTTCGTGAGGATGTTGATTCCCGGAGAGCCGCCGCCGTCCTGATCGCCGCAGGTCGCGGTCGCCATCATGTCGGTGCCGCTGCCGGCTCGCCATCGCCGGTCGAGGTTCGAGAACGAGCGGTCGCCTTGGACGTGCCATCGCTCCGACCCGCTCGATACGCCGGCTTCCTTCGTGTCCTGCGAGCATGAGAAGGTGAGCGTCTCGGCACGGACGTACGGTTGCGCCGCGACCTTGCTCGAGAAAACCACGTTGTCCTTGATGATCTTCGGCGCCTCGACCGAGACGACGACGACCGCGTTCCCGGTGTTCGCCGCGTTGTACGAGGTCGAGCCGACCGTGACGGCCGTGAGCGCGACCTTTTGCGTGTCGCGATTCATCTGGAACGCGAGTTCCCGCATGGCGTCCGTGACGGTCTTGGACGGCAACTGAGTATCGGCGTCGACCATCTCAATGAGCGTCTTCGCCGCGGCATCGACAAGCGAGACGAGCGTCCCGTTCGAGGATGCCGCCACGAGTTCCTCGTTCGTGATCGCCGACACCAGGTCGGTCGCCATCGGGAGCGTGCCGGTCGTCGAGGCGTACACCGAGTAGATGGTGCGGACGCCGCTTGTCGATGTCGCCGCGGTCGGCGCGATCGCCTGCTGGTGCTGCCGGATCGTCTTCGCGAGGCCGAAGATCTTGCCGAGCCGCGTGAAGAGACCGCCGGTTCCCGTGAGCGTGACTGCCATGAGACCATCCTACCTTTCCGGTTCCTGCGATCCGAACGGCATCATCCGGTTCAGAGCGGCGCGTCGGCCGCCGCAGCCGCACGGCTTGCCGGTGACGTGCTCGACCCGCTTGGCGACCGCCTCGATCCCGGTCGCCTTCGCGAACCGAGCGAACATGTCTCCCATGCCGCGGACCATTCCCTCGTACTTCTCGCACGCCTGGCACGCCGCCGGCAGTTCGGATTCCGTGGCAAGGCCGAGCGTGCAGCGCCGACCGTGTTCGAGATGGACGCAGGTGGCAAGCCTCATGGCGTGTTCGTTCCGACGATCGACGCTCGTCCGAGTCCGGTCGTAACGTTCTTGTAAATGCAGCCGGTGCTGGATGGGAAGCATCCGTTGGCGCAACAACAGACCGGATCCAAATCATCGCACGGTCCGGTTTCAACCCGGCTTTCGGTCGCTCCGAGTTGGTCGTAGTAAGTTCCGGAGGATGGCCTTGCGTGCATCTCGCCCGGACAGTTGAAGAAACTGCCGAGATTGATCGGCTCCCAAATCTCCCGATACCAGAGGTCGCCGAACAGGTCAGCGGTATAGGAGTAGCCGGGATAGGTGCAGTTGAGATCGATGCTCGCCAACGTTTTTGCGGGAACGATTCCAAACAATTTTCCGTAAGCCGTTCCCGACATCTCGAGTCTCAGTTCGACTCGGCATCTCGCGGGATGCTCTTGCGTTGCCGGCAGCTGATAGACGCGAAGATTCGAATACGGACTCCCGAACGGTTCGCCTGCTCCAAGAACGCTGCCTGAAGATCCTGACTGCTGGCCGTTCAAGGGTATCGACGCGGAGCCGCTCGCTTCGTCAAATACCATCGGCATGGTTCCGCCTTGTTGGTATCCGGCGAACGTTCCGGCGATTCGACTCGATGAACTCAGTTCCAGTTTGCCGGTCTGCTCCGGTGTCGGTACTGGCCTGTATTCCACATATACCGGCGGACCCGAGCCGAAGCCGCCGTAGGTGATGTTCTTTCGAAACAGGATGTCTCGCGCTTTGACGCTGTAGATGTTTCTCACGACCTCAAAGCCGTTTTGGTACGGACTCGTGCCGGACAGCATTGTCGATGAGTTTCGCGGATACCAAAATGACGTGTATGGATACGGGACACAGACGATGGTGTACGACTCGAACAGAACGCCGGGTAGCGTCACCTTGACATACTCGGGACATTCGAGCCACGCGCGCCAGCACGCCGAGAACGGTTCTTGACCGCAACAGCAGACCGTCGCGAGCAGGCCCTTCATCAGCCGACGCTTCCGTAGATCGTGGCCGTGACGCCGTTCGCGTCCGCCTTTCCGCGAAGGCTCTCGCCGGGTTTCACCGCGATCCGCATCTCGACCACGAGCGTCGAGTTCGGAGCGATCGCCGCGTCGTAAAGGATCGCATTCGCCGTGGTCCCGGTCTCCGTCGCGATGACGTGGTGGACCCGAACCGTCCGGCGAGCCGCCGTAGTGTTGGCGAACACCATGTAGTTCACCGTGATCCCGGCAGTCGTCGTACCGACGATGACGTCTTCGGCCGTTCGCATGGTGACGTGGATCATGTCAAAGGACTCCCGGCGATTCGTCGCATCTCGGCCTCATCGGGTTGACCGCCTCGAACACCCAGACCGCAGGATCTTGGCCAGGTCGCGAGGCAAGCGTGCCGAACACGAGACCGTCGATCGGATACATGACCTCAAGAGAAGAGTCGGGATTCGTGAAACTAAGCGGCTGCTTGCGGAATCGGCTTACCTCGTACAGGTTGTAGGCATCGCCTTCCGGTACGTCCGTGCGGAACGTGCCGTCCCAGTATTGAGGGATGACCGTGTATTTCCACTGCTTCGACTTCGCGTCGATGAGTTCCGGCTCGCCGTCGATCTTGAGAAGCGATGTCGTCTGCGTCGGCTGCGAAGTTCCGGAGAAGGCATAGAACGGTGTGCAGTTTCTCTGCATGAACCGGAACAGGACGACGACATCGTTCACCTTCGAGGCGCCGCTCAACTGGAGTGCGCGGCCTCGAGGATAATCTCCCATGTTCGCCGAGCGCTTGATGCCGGGATCTTGCACGATCGCCCGACGCACGCCGCTCGTGTCGATCCGGACCTCTTCCCAGTTGAAGAGCCGATACTTGTAACCGCTCGGACTTGGATCGAACTCGATGTCTCCGAGATCCTGCGTGAGCCGTGCCACGACCGGCCGCGGGAGATCGACCCGAGCGGTCTTGCCGGGATCGTAGATACGACCGGCCATCGCGTCGGCCGCTTCCATCGCGAGGTTTGCCTCGGGAAACCCGAAGCGACCCACGCTGCCGCTCGTGTACCGCTCGCTCATGGACTGAAGATCTGGAACGACAGGAAGGCTGTGCTTGGCGAACCGGAGGACGTGATTGCCTTCGCGAAGATGTTGGTCGTCGCCGGCCTGGCGATCGCCGCCTCTCCTGCGTTGAGCCTCAAGAGCGAGACCATGACCGTCGTCGCAGCCGTCGTCTGCGAGTATGCGGAGATGCCGATCTCGACCGGGATGGAGGTCGAGAGGTTCTTGAAGTAGGCGATCCCGTTCGCGGCGACGTCGGTATTGAGATCCAGCGCCTCGGCCGTGGTGCCGATCTGCTGGTTTCCTCCCGCACTGGCAACGCTCGCCAGGTCGGCCGACTTCGTGTCGGGAGCGAACAGGAACTGCAGGTTCTCTTTCGTGATCTGGAGACGCTGCGAGATGGTGATTTCGTTCGGCATGTCAAGTGACCTTGCTGAAGAGCGTGTCGATGCTGCGGAGTTCGGTCAGATCCGGGAACGGCTGGATGAACCGGACGTACTCGGCGACCTTGATGCCGGATACCTGTGGATGGTTCGCGAGGTATATCTCGCCATCGGCTCGTCGTCCCGGCGACTGCCTCATGTGGTACCACTCGTCAAAGATGAACTTGTGGTTGTATTGGAACTTGCGTTCGCCGATGCGGTTCGCCGAGCATCCGCAGTAGATGAGCGAGCCGGCAGGACAGGTCAGGAACGCCGTCGAGTTCCGCTTCCAGACGAAGGCGAGCATCTTCTGGATGTCGAACTTTCCCTCGCGGACAAGCGTGATGTTCAGTTCGAACTGCCGCAGGATGAACGAGACCGGATAGCCGGCGGAATCAACATGGGTTCCCCTGATGTCGCGAGCGTCGGGAACGCCGAGCGGATGGGCCGTGCTGTTCGGCAGCGAGTTCGCGTCCATGGTCGCGCGGTTCAGCGCACGCCAGATATCGACGTGAGCGGCCGATAGCGTCGCGTTCACCTCGATGTATCCGGGAGCGGCCGGATCTGTGACCTCATCCGGACCGGGAGGCTGCACGCCTCCTCCGGCCACCTCCTGGTATTGCCACGTGACGATCCAGAGATCGCGATGGCCGTCCGCGAGTTCGATGTTCCAGTCGATCGCACCGAGACCGGACGTACCGGGAAACGGCTCGCCGTAGTACGGCAGGCCGCCGGCACCGAAGAGCGAAGACACCTCGTTCGGCGTGGTGAGCGGCGTCGTATCGTCGAAGACATGGAAGACACGCGTACCGCGCAACTTCCCTTGCGTCCGGGAAACGGATCGACTGTTCAGTTGCTCGACGACTTGCAGGCTCATGTGATCGCGACGCCTCCGTTACGCAGCACGTTGAGGATGTCTTTCGCTGCCGCAAGTATGTTCTGCTGTACCGCGTGCTGCTTGATCGCGACGGACTGGATGCCGTTTAGGATCGCGTTCTGTGCGAAGTTGAAGGTACCGCCGAGACTCGTCGTGATCGAACCTACCGCTCCGGCCTGCGAAACTTGTGCGGCATCCTTGGCTGCTTTGTTTCTGGCTTCCTCGATCTTCTGCCGACCCTGCTCAATCGCAAGCAACTCCTTTGCTCGGATCATCTCACGAGCGGCCGCGTCCGCTCCCTTCGCATCGAGTTCGATCGCCTCGCGCCGGATCTTGGCGAGTTCCCTTGCCATTTCAAGTTCGGCTTTCTTGACTGGATCTGTTTCTTTCAAGATGTCCAGTTGCCGTTCGAGATCCCGCGTCTCGGCCTGGAACCTCGACTTGGATTCCATCGTCGCGACTTCCTCGGCCATCGCGCGCGCAGCCGCCTGCGTCCCGGTAAACACCTCGTTGAGAGCGATGCCGAGCTGGACCATGCTTCCGCCGACCGCTCCGAACTTCGAGCCGGTCATCATCAAGGATTGGCCGATGGCCTCGGTCCTCGATATGACATTCGCGCCTTCGCGGTCGAACTCCTGAAGCGCAAAGGTCATCGCGCCTGCGGCCTTCGTGAATCCCTGCGCCTGCTTCGCGAACCGGTTGCCGAGATCGGCCTTGTCGACCGACTGCGCCATCGTCGCCGTGGTCTGGCCGACGATCCGCTCGCCTTCCTTCATGCCGGTCGTAAGCGCCTTGATGTCGGCGAGGACCTGGACTGTGATTGACGGGTTCTCAGCCAAGCATGCGCCTCATCTCACGATCGACCGCGGCCCGGCCGCTGTCTCCGTGCTCGGACTGAATCATATCGGAGACGCTTTCCACGATCGCCGCGAACACGTCGATCGGCAGGTCGAGCGGGTTCCCGAAGCCGGGCGCGTAGCGTGCCACGAAGGCGGCCGTACCGATCCAGTCCGTGCGGCTCAGGCCGTCGCCGCCGGACCCTGTGCGTTTCCCTCGTCGGATCTCTCGTAGCCGCAAAGTTTCTGGGCACGCTCGACGATCTCCGCCGGCGTGAGCCTGGCGAGGATCTCATCTGGGTTCTGCTTGGCACGGAATGCCGCTCGACGGATGACGTCGGACGCGACGTCGAGACGCATGGTCGCGATGAGGAGCACGAGCGCCGTACCCTTCCGGAGCGACTGGTCGCGGAGCGCGGCAAGCCTCTGCTCGGCCGATGCGCCTGCGATGTCGAGGTCCGCAAGGAGCGCCTTCCGTTCATCGTCCCAGGCGGCCTCGCCGATCTCCATCATGTCCGCAACGGTCAATAGCGGTGCCCGGAATCCGGACACGATCTCTACGGTCTTCACTTGACGAGCCTCCCTCGGTTCTCCGCGTGCATCTCTTCCACCGAACCGAAGGCGTGCACGCGACGCCTCAGCCGGATGTCGATGACCTGCCTCGTCTTGTTCCGCCAGCCGATGACCCGCTTTGCCTTCTCGATCGCCTGGTCTTCGGTGAGATGCGGCGAGATCCCGAGCCGGCTCCTCGTCCCGTCGCTGAACGTGATGTCCGCGATCCAGTCGTCCGGCGTGAGTACGGTCGTCGGCCAGAGCCTCAAGACTCGTCCCAGGTCTCGGTCGGGATCGTGCCGTTGGCGATCGAGAAGTTGAACGATACGGCTGCGTCGCCGGTCTTGGTGCTCGTCATCGCGATGTCCGAAATGACAGCGGTCAGCGAGTACGAGCACGCGTTCTGGCCGGCGACGTTCGTGTTTGCCGCTCTTGCGATGAGCACGACCGCCGCTCCGTCCTCGGCCATGTCGGCGACGCCTGGCGAGGTGTTCGCCGCGTCGAACTCGAGGAACCCGCCGGCAGAGCCAGAGACGTCCCAGATGCCGAGTTGGCGACGACGACCGGTGTCGCCATAGCCGGTGATGTCCGAGACGTTGCGAGCGAAGGTGGCGTTCCACGTGTTGAACTGCGCGCCGTGCGCGTTCGGGAACGTGATCGACCCGTCGTTTCCGGTGAGGTAACTAGGCATGGTTCAGGTCTCGTCCCAAGTCTCGGTCGGAGCCGAGCCGCTCGAAAGCTGGAAGTTGAAGGAGATCGCAGCGTCTCCCGTCTTGGCGTTGCTCATCGCGATCTCCGAGATGATCGCTCCGAAAGAGATCGTGCAGGAACTTGCAGAGGTTCCCGATCCTTTGGCGTGCAGGAACACGGTGATCCCGGTCGAAGACCAGTCGGTAGTGTTCGCACCCGGACCGGCACCGTCCGCGACCATGAACCCGCCGGCCGAGCCGGATACGTCGTAGACGCCGAGACGGCGGCGACGGGCGCCGTCGCCGAAGCCGGAGATGTCCGAGACGTTCCGACTAAACGTCGCATTCCACGTATTAAACTGTGCGTTATGGTTGGTCGCGGTGCCGAGCGCGACGCCGCCATCGTTTCCGGTCAGGTAAGAGAGTGGCATGGGTGTCCCGTTTAGGTCTTGATGGCCTGAATCCTGAACCGCGAATCCGTCCGGATCGCGTCGTCTTCCATCGTTGTCACGCCTCGCGACTCGGCACGAATGACGACCCGATCATATCCGGTTGCCGTCAGCGGATTGTTGTCGAGCAGGGTATGCAACTTGTCGGCTGCACCGACAGCGACCGCCACGCCGGACGAGTGTGGGTGGTACTGCGTGAACTCAATGACGATCGACTCGCGGTCGGACCCGAACGTCTGGGTGATCGAGTGCTCGGCGACGCCGTAGACGCAGAGCGGGAGCGCGACGTTGGCCGGCGCCTCGTTGACGTAGACGCGACCGCCGAATCCCTGAAACCACGAGGTAGACGCCGACGATGTGATCGCGGCCGCGAGCGTGTCGAGGATCGGTTTCATCGCGACTTCAATCCGATCTGCCTTAGCGCCTTGTTGATCTGCGATCGGACCGTCAGGCCGAGCGTCTTGGCGATCGTCCGGATCGACGGTCGGAGATAGGGTCGAGCAAAGACACCGATGCCAAACTCAAGCCGACGTGCATACGGCTGATTCGAACCGATGGACCAGCCGAGACGCCGGTCAGCTGCGACGCGTTGCGGCTGGCCGACCTGCCACGAGCGGCGAAGGTGTCCGGTCTGCACGGCAGGAGGTCGACCCGGAGCGCTCGAACGGTATCTAGATCCCGGCCAGAGCGTGCCGGTTCCGGCTTGGCTTAGCGTGACCTTGATCTCGCGCTGCAACTGGATGAGGCCGATGAGCGTCCCTTGCGCGCAACCGGTGACGAGCGCATCGGCGATCGCCTTACCGTCGAAGTTGAACGAGGCACCTCCGGCCGGACCTGACTTGCCGCCCTTAGCCACGCGGATAATCCTCCTCAAGCGTGCAAATCTTGTGGCACAACGGATCGGAGTTCGGCCGATCGTTCGGGATGCGAACCGCGTCCACGCGATAGGTGCGGGTCTCGCTCGCGACAGTGACCGTCAAGATGTCTTCCGGCTGCACGTCCGCCGCACCCAGGCAGTAGAGGGTCGCCGGATTGCGGAGGTTCTCGCGGCCGTAGCGGAGCCCTACGGCACCGCCGCCGACCTGTAGGTAGCCGGTGATCGCCGCCGTCGTCGTGCCGGCCGTCGTGCTCTGCGCGGCACCGCCGCTCACGTCGCGGATCCAGACCGGACGCTGCCTCGCGAGCGTCCTGCCATATGCCGAGATCAGCGCGTCGATGCTCACCGGATACGAGTCCTCGAGCCCAGCCGGGACCGGATCAGGTCGAGAGCGGCGGTCGCCTGACCGAGGCTGTACGAGTAGTCGCCGAGGCTCTCCGACTGCACGCCGCGATCTCGCTTGCGGTCCCGGTACATCTGGGCCGCCACCTCAAGACACACCTGCTCGATGTCATATGGCACTGTCGAAAGACCGCCGTTGTAGGCCACTAGCACGGACATCGGCGATGCCGGGAACTCCGTAATCCAGTGATCGCTCGGGAATGTGTCCCGCACGAAAGAGATGATGCCCGACTCGGCGTTGACCCGAAGGTCGGCCGACGTGTCCCATGCTGCGGTCAGGTAACCGGTCGTGTCCTTGACGTTGATGCCTGCTCGCGGATGAAGCTGGTAGGCGTCGTAGTTCCTTACAGCCGTGGCCGAAAACCCGGTCATGCCGTTGATGTGATCCGCAAGTTCCTCGGTCGTCTGGTGACCTGCGAATCCTGCCGTAGTCACTTGCGAGGAGCCGCTTTCGGTCAGGCGAAAGAGACGAATGTTCGTCGTCGTCACCTCGACAGTCGCGAGCACGTCGGTGGAGATCGTGCTTCGCACCTCGATCGCGTTGTTAGAACCGAACGCCACGTACTTGACGTGATTGATCGGCCTCGTCCTGACACCGATCTCGTCGGTACGTTCCGAGTCGTGCCATTCATAGAGGTCGCGTGCCTTGATGACTCGACCCAGCACGTTCTCGATCTGCACCGACGCGGCGTCGATCGAGGCTTCCAGCAGGCTGGTATCCGTGCCGGCCGTGACGCCCAGATAGGTCTCCAACTTGGCAAGCGTGGTCAGACTGTTCGGATCGACTGCCATTCAAGACCTCGCGTAGTCCGGCCGTCCTTCGGTCACGTACTTCGAATGATACTGGTGCCGTGCGGCGAGCCTCTGGTCCGGCCAAGTCACCATGACCTGAATGTGTCCGATGCGGACTCGGTTCGCCTGCCAGACCTTGAATCCGGTTCGCTTCCACTGGCGCCAGAACTGGATGTCGTCGTCGATGCGACCCTCGCCCCAGGTGCCGTCCGATGCCGGCGACCCGTGGAACCACGGCTTCGGCAGGTTGCGGAGCGCATCGGCTCGGACGAGCGTAAGGCCGAAGTGTGCGGTCGCGACCTCGATCGCGTCGGCCGTGATCTCCTCAAGCATGAGCGAGTTCCGGGCGTTCCCTTCGGCATCCTCGCAGGTGATCAGGACCGTATCGCGCTCGCGCCCGATCTGCATCGCGGCCACCGCGTCGAGGTTCTTTCGGGTCGCCAACCGGTACAGGTCGATGACATCCTGCTTCTCGAAGATCGAGTCGTAGTCGAGCGTGAGAACCCATTCGCAAGACGGCTTTGCGATTGCCTCGGACATGAGCCGCGCGAGGCACTGACCCCAGAAGGCGCCGGTGTGCTTCGTGATGTTGATCTTCAGCGGTATAAGCGCCGCAATCGCGCAGAACATGTTCTCAGTCCACGCGAGCCGCGGCATCGAGACGAGCGCCTCGACGTTCCGGAGTTCGGTGATTGCCGGGATCTTGACCGCTTCGAGGCTGACCGCGGTCGGATCTTCGCCGGCCTTCCACGGCCGCACGTCGTCGAGGCCTGCGGCCTTCATCGTGTCGCCGAGTTTCTGCCGGTTCCAGATCGAGCCGTGTTCGCCGGCCTTGCCGAGGAGCCGCTCCTCGACGTCTGTCGACGTCCCGCCCTTGTAGGCGTCGATGAGCCGGTCGAAGTCCGGGACGCTTACGCGGAGTTCTCCGCCTTCCCTGAGTTTCGCCGCGAGTTTGGCGACCGCCTCGGTTGCGCCGCCGCCGACGAACCTGGCGAGATCGTCCTTGACCTCGATCGAATCACACGATCCGTCCGCATACGGAAGCGCCATCGCCTCCTCGGCCTTGTGGTCCCGGAACGTGCCGCCGTGCCAAACCGTGATGGACATGCCTGTTTCCCTCGAAGTGAACAGGGCCGGCTCCACGCGAAGCCGGCCCTGCCCGACCCGTGTTCGGGAATGCTATCAGGGAGCGAACACGCTGACGGTCGCGCCGGACGGAGCAGTGCCGGCCACGCCGAGCGCGTCGAGGATGCAGATCGACTGCACCTTGATCGCGGCGGTCGCGGAGGAGTGTCCGCGAGCGCCGATGCGGATGAACCGCTTCCGCCCGACCAGGCTGGTCGAGAGGACTGCGACCGGGCCGGACGCCGCCACCGTGACATCGTTCGCCACGGTCGCGGCGGTGATCTGGGTCGCGGTGTAGTTGAATCCGGTGATCGTGGTGAACGATGCGGTCGTGGTGAGGTCCGACTCTTCGAGGATGATGTTGGTCAGGCCGTTGGTTCCGGTGGCGTTGGTCGCTTCGAGGTGAACGACGAACGTCGCGGAATCGGCTCCGGCGCAGTCCACGCGAGGGCCGTAGGTAAGCGCAGAGGTCGAGACCGTGCCGTTGAGCGCGACGCGGACTCGGGTGTTCTGGGAAGGAATCATGTGAAGGAACCTTTCTGTCAGGCGTAGGAGTTACTCGTCGCCAGGCTGTTTGAGACGTACTTCAAGCCGGACTGTGCCGGCGTGACTGGTGCGTAGGCCGGCTCGTCCAGAAGGCAAAGCGCCGTAACGACATTGGTCGTCGCGATCGAGTTGGCCGTCTTGAGCCGGATGTACCGCTTCTTGCCGCGAAGGTCGACCGTGATGTTCGCGAACGCGTCGACGTTGGTCAACGCAGTCGAGTCGATCGAGGTCGGCAAACCGCTGGAGATCGTGTGGAAGGCCACGAACGAGGCCGTATTCGTATCGTCGGCGTGCTCGATCGAGAATGATGCAGGTACTGCCGTCGAGTTCGCGGCTTGCGCGATCACTACGAACGATGCCTGATCGAAGCCTTTCACGTCGATCGTGTTGCCGGTGACGACGTTGGTATTCGTCGTCTGGCGAGCGATCGCGATCTGGCACTTGATGTTCTGGACAGGCTTCATGAGGTCTCCGGAGAGGGCCGGGCCGCCACGAGGACGACCCGGCCCCGAGGGAAGAGCAGGGATTAGGCCGAGGTGTTGTAAAGGCCGACGATCGGTCCGGCCTCGACGGTATCGCCGACGTTCGCGACCTTGATGTCGAACCGCTCAGTGCCTCGAACCGCGATCTCGTCCTGCTCGAACGCGTTCAGCGCCGAGTCGGAGAACGCGATCGAGGTCTGGCGACGGTCGCCGAAGTAGGCAGCCATCGACAGGTCGCCGAAGAGCAGCGGGATCGAAGTCGCGGTCGAGGATCGAGTGAGGACCTGGGTGAACTCGACCGGATAGCCGAAGAAGACGGGAGTGGCCGTGCCGTCTCGGATCTCCCGATTCGTCACGCCGCCGGACTTATAGGCTTCCTTCTCCATGACGGCGTGATAGAACGCCTTCGAGCAGTACCACTTGCAGGCCGGCGAATCGGCGTACGCAGGGAGCGCCGCCTGAACGGCGTTGAGATCCTGAAGCGTGATGGCAGACCAGCCGGTGCCAGTCGGATCAAAGAGTCCCTTGATGTTGCCGATGGTGCCATCGACATCGAGGAGCGACTGGGTAACGCCGACGATGCCGCCAAAGGTCGAGGTGCCGGTGCCGGTGAAGCCGCACTCGTCCTCCTTCAGAGCGAACGCATACGCGATCTCGTTCGCGATGTCGTCGCCAAGATTGACGATCGCGTCCTCGTTCAGTTCGTTCGAGGCCGTGGTCAGGACCATGAACTTCTGAGCAACGAGGTTCACCTGGTCGAAGACCTGCTGCGACTCGGTGCCGGGAGCGGCCTCGCCGATCGCGTAGGCGGTGAGCGTGGTCTTGCGACGCGGCATCCGCTTGGTGTCCGAGGTCATCGGGACGATCTTCGCGTTGCGGCGGAAGACGCCGTAGCGCTCGCGAAGCGAGATCAGCGACGACTCGAACTCGTCAGGGACGAGGAAGCCGCCGGCGCTGTTCACGCTCTCGGTGTGACCCTTGGTCACGAGGCCGTTCGCAGAGCACCAGTCGATGCTCTTGCGGTGGCCGCGAGCGGCCATGATGAAGCGACCGAAGCGGTACGCCTCGTCGTTGCTGGCAAGGTACTTGGCCTTGCCGGTGATCTTGTAGGTGTCGGTGCTGGTGATGTTCGGCATGGTGTTGACTGCCTTCAGTTCCGCGGCGATGGCGGACTTCACGGTTTCACGGAGGGACTTGGCCGCCTCCTCTTCCTTCGGCATCTCTTCGGTGGGATCGGCCGCATCGGTCTCGGCCGCGGCCGGGCTGAGCATGACCTCGTACTTGAGTTGCTCGGGCGCGAGCGGGTTGCCCTCGGCGTCGGTGACGACGACGCCTTCGAGGTAGAGCATCTTCGCGTGCGCGAAGCGAGTCTCGCCGACCTGATCGGCGATGCTCTGGAGATCCTTCTGGACCTCCTCGAACTTCTTGAACTTCATGGGAGTGTGGTTCCGAATGTGCGATGGTGATGGACGCGAGCGCCATCCCACCGATTCGGCTTCCGCCACTCGTCCGGGCCCGGCGTTCCGATCATATCACGATGCGACCGGCTGCCTTCGCGATCTCCTCGCGGACGATCCGGGCCGCGTCGTCGCGGCCGAACTTCGGCACCGACACGCGGACGACATGCTTCCGGTCTGCGACCGCCGGCACCTCGACGCGACCGAACCTCGCCGCGGCCGTCTTCGAGATCAGTCCCTTCGAGACCGCGTAGATGAGCGCGTCCTGGTTGGCCGGCACGCTGACCGCGGAGACCTCGAGCAGTTTCCACTTCGAGAACACCTTCCGGACTTCGGGTCCGTACTTGTCGACGTCGCCTTTCGTCGCGACACGGGCTCCGCCATCGAGCGGCATGAACCCGATGCTCACCGCCTTGACGACGCCGGCGGACACCAGGCCGCGGACGTAATCCGGGAACCAGTCGCCGACATAATCGGCAGGCCGCGGCGCCAGCTCGAACTCGGCGACGATGGACGAGTCCTCGCGCTTGAGCGATATCGCCTTTCCGATCGGCTGGGACGGATCGTGGTTCCAGAGGAGGACCGGGTTGCGCTCGTAGTCCTTCGCGTTCATCCCGGCCGGCACCATGACCTCGCCGTCACGATCGACGGAATCGGTCGATATCACGGCCTTGAACTTGCCGCCGACGATGGTGCCTTCGGCCTTGAAATCCTTGCGGTTCATTCTTCGCCTTCCAGTACGGGAATCAGGTCACAACGGCAGTTCGGATGCAGCGGCGGACCGCTGACGTTCTCGAAGTCGATGACGAAACGGGAACCGTCCGAGGCGGTCAGCGACTCGCCGACGTTGATGAACGTGTCGCTCATTCCCTTCGTTGCGCCGGCCGAGCCGATCGCCTCGCAGAACGGACACGGGTCGGGAGCGACAAGCCACTTCTTGCCAGTGACGACGCCGCTCTGCTTCCACGCCTCGACCTGTCCCTGAACGTAGCCGCGAGTCGACTCGGTCCGGGCAATGACACGGGCGCGCTTGGAGTCAAATCCCTTGTCCTCGAGATCGGCCGCGAGTTCGTCGATCGTCTTGCCTTCCTCAAGTCCCTTGCCGAGCAAGGTCCGGACGCGGACCGTCGTCGAGTCGCCGACCTCATCGGCAAGCCGGGTCGTCGAGTTGTCCACCCACTTCTGGACCTCCGGGTTGACGAACTCGAATCCGACGCTCGGCATGAGTTCTCCGCGGCCGAACCGTTCGATCGCGTCCTCGATCCCGTCGTCGCCACGCTTGCCGCCGGCCTTGACCGCACGTTCGATGTACGGCAGCACCTCGGTCTTTATCTCGACCTTGAACTCGGCAGGAGCCAGCACGTCGACGGAACGGTCGACGAGTTCCTGCCCGGACAGGCCCGAGGTTCGAAGCGTCTTGACGACCTTTCCGATGCGGTCGCGTCCCAGTTTGCCGAGCACGCGCTCAAGTTGCCGGATGATTCGCTCTTCCTCACGCGTGTAGCCGCCGGCCTTGATCCGGATGCCGGCGTCGCCGGCGAGCGCGTCGCTCTGGAGCGTGATCGTTCCGGCCTTGTGCTCGACGCCGCAGCCGCATCCCTTGGCCTTGCCCTCGCAATAGTCGATCGCGATCGCGACCGCCTGGTCCTGCGGATAGCCCTCGGCCATGAGCGTTCGGACCTTCTCGCTCACGCAGTCGTCCGCCTGCTTCGTGCCGTCGTCCTCGTCGTCGGCCCTGTCCATTCGCTCGACGGTCCGCTCGGCAAAGTCGCGGCCGGCGTCGCCGCCCCACAAGAGCCAGGCGATGAACCCGGCGGACGGGTCGCTCGGGTCGTCCCAGCCGGGTCGCTTGTCGACCGCGTGCCGTGCGAAGTACGAGTTCATCCGGCGAACGGTGTCCGGCGACAAGACCTCGCGGTTCTTGAGTTGCGTCGCCCTTGCCACGCCGACCTCGGTTCCGCCTCGGTTGAACTCGGCCCGGAGTCGGAGGCCACGAGCGGCCTCGGCCGCCATCTCCTTGGTTGGCGTGAAGTCGATCTCCGCGTACCGGGCCGGAGCGTCGGCCGTGGTCGCCTTCGCTTCGGTCGGCGCCGCAGCCGACGCGGCCGGTGCATCGGCGGCGTTCCCGCCAGGACCGGGAGCCGGAGCAACCGGTTCGGGTTCCTCGTCCGGCGTAAGCCCAAAGTCCATCACGGGAACGCCGCCGATGATCGGCACGTCTGCCTCTTCCACGTCAAGCGGTTCGAGGCCGCGAGCCTCGCGGACCTCGTTGATCGTCATGACGCCGGCCTGAATGAGCGTCTGATGTTCGGTCAGGTCGAGTTGCCGGTTCGCCGGAACCGGGTCGTCGTAGGCGAGGACGGCATCGTCCTCGAGTCCGAACATCGGAAGCAGTTTCTGGTTTAGCGTCTCCTCGTCAAGCCGGAGGAGCGGCAGGATCGTGGACTCGCGCCACTGGGCGAACCCGGTCGTCGCGCTCGCGAGGTTCGGATCGTTCGCCTTGAGCATCGAGACCGGCACGCCGAACACGGCTGCGATCTCCTCGACGATCTCGTCGCGACCGCCGAGATCCTTCGGCGGGAACTGCATCGGCTTCAGGTCGACCTGACCGGTGAGCGCGATGAACTTGCCGGCCTTGTCGGAACCGCGGAGCCGCTCGTTCACCATGCGCTCGAACTCCTCGATCGCCTCCTCGCTCGCGTCCGTGTTCTGGATCGTCGCGAGGTAGTCCGGTCTCGCCTTGTTCGCGGCCATCGCCGTGTCCATCTCGTGGAACGCCTCGTTCAAATCGATGACGCCCCAGGCGGCTTCGACCTTGCCGAGCCCGTAGTAGAGGTCTTCCGGGTTCGTCCGTTTGAAATGCAGCACCTCGTCCGGTTGAAACGTGATGCGGCTGTTCGACTCGCGGCCGTACTTGTAGCCGGCGATGAAAGTCGTATCGCTCGGGACGATCTCGACCCACTGAGGCGGCATCGGCCAGAGTTCAGCCGGCACGCCGAGTTGGTTCCGGATGACCCGGAGATAGGCGTTGCCGGTGAGCTCCTGCCAGAGCGTCCGAGTCGCAGCCAGGTCAAACCCGTTCATCGCCGGGTTCACCTTGCGGAGCAGGTCGAGCACGGGATGCGACTCCGTGACTTCCTCGAAGTCGGCGCCGAAGTCATGCATCTTCGTCAGCACCGTCCGGCTCGGCGAGCGACCGGTGTCGCCCATGAGGTACGACTTTTTGTCTCGCCCGACCTTGGCGGTCCGGTAGAGCCGCGTGCCTGCACGGTTCCTGACATAGAGCCGGAGCGGAACGCTCGACACGCCGAAGGCGTTGATGTTCGCGGCTGCGTAGACCCACGAACGGAACTGGCGGACGCCGGCGACCGCGGAGTAGAGCGGCCTCTGGCTGAGTCCCGAGCCGCCCGAGATCATGCCAAGCGATGCCTTGAGGTACTGGCTCCGCGCGTCTGCCGTAGGCGTGGCCTGCTTCCGGAACAGACTGCGGATTCGTTCGAGCATTAGATGACCCTGAAGCGGAAGGTCGGAGAACGCACGGTCATACGACGCAGCGCGAGCGCAAGCGCCATGACTCCATCGTCGTGAACGCCTGCCGAGACAGTGTACCGAACACCGGTACGCGTCGATTCCCACTCGAACGCTTCCAACTCGGTCCGGATGAACCCGTCAGGGAACCGGACCTCGCGCCTCTGGATGGTCGCGGCGAGACCCTCGAGCAACTGCTGTCGGCTCGTCATCGTGAACTTGAAGCCCTCGACGTTCGACCGGCCTCGCTGCAAGTCCTCGACGATCGGGTCGCCGACGCCCGTCGAGTCGATCATGGTCGGCACGTTGCCGATGGTCGCGGCGATGCGCTCTCGTGTCGCCTGCCAGTCGAGCCGGAACCGATCGACGCGACAGACCGATCCGCCGGCGTCGATCCCGATGATGACCGACCAGTCGGTCGACTTCGCCAGGTCGATCCCGTAGGCCACCGGTTGCTCGGTCGAGAGCGGCGCGATGCAGGTCCGGATCGCGTCGATGCCGAACGGGTTGCCGCCGTCGTCGCTCGGCTCGACGAGGTACAACTCGCGGAAGATGTGGTCGGGCAGTTGCCGGCGTGCCGCCTCGACCTCCTCGGCGTCGAGCACTTGGCCGGCCACGGCATCGGATGCGGTCAACTTGTGGTACGCGATGTCGGGTTCGGTGCCGCTCTCGGCCTGCCGTGCCAGGCGGTAGCACCAGTTCTTCCGGCCCTTGAGGTTGCCGATGATCCGGCACCGACCCTTGGTCGCCGAGAGCGTCGAGCGGACCGCGTGCCAGGACTCTTCCGGACACCGCGTAGCCTCGTCAATGACCGCGTAATGGACATCCTCGCCGTACAGGGTGTCCGGGTTGTCGGCGCTCTTGAACGCGATCCGGGAGCCGTTGGCGAGCGTCAGCGCGAGGCGGCTCGCGTTCTCCTCCCAGATCCGCTTCTCGGGATCGGCGTCCCGCAGCATCGACCGTAGCCGCTCGTAGCCGACCTGCTTCGTCACCTCGAACGTCGGAGCGATCCACCAGCAGGTAGACCGCGGTCGGTTCCACGCCTCGCCGAGCATCCAGAGCAGGCAGCCGAGCGTCTTGCCGGACTTCGTGCTGGCCTCGATGACGACGAACCGAGCCGGGTCGCATATCGCCTCATGCTGCTTCCGGTAGAGCGGCGGCAGTTCGATCGCCGCGACGGTCAATCCCGGACACCTATCCGGATCGGAGCGAGTTCGATCCGTTCGGTCGCCTCGCCGCCGTCGAGCCGCTCGATCTTGTCGAGCATGGCGAGTGCGTTGATGTTGTCCCGGTGCATCGCGGTCAGCACTTCGACGGCACGGAGTTTCTCGCGGTCGGTGTTGCCCTCGACGGCGATCCGGGACGCGATCTTGGGTGCCGCATCGCGCATGGCCTGCGGGATCGGCCACTGGTTGCGGACCGCCTGCGCAAGCATGCGCATGGTCTGGCGATCATGGCCGCGGTCGCGGTCGATCTGGCGAACGGAGACCTCGATC